GGGGTTGGTGTGTTGGCGGGGTTGGTGTGTTGTCTGTGTTCGTGTTTGTCTGTGTTCGTGTGTTGATGGTGTTTGTGTGTTGGCGGCGTTGATTGGTTGACGTGGTTCATTTATTGACGGGGTTCATGTGTTGATTGTGTTGGCTTGGTTTGCGGGTTGGCCGTGTTGGTTGTTGGTGTGGCTTGTTCATTGTGTGGTTTGTTTGTTGGTGTTGGGAACCGTTTTCACGACACGCCGACTTGACGCATGGTGTCATGTTGGGGTATGCTGAATATATCAACCAAACAAAGGAGGAATGGAATGCACAAGGCGCTGAACGGCAAGGGTTACGTCAGGAACGGCGAGGGGGTGTTCGTCACCGCGGCCGGAGAGGTCTACGCCTACCACGAAGGCGAGCTTACGCCGCTGACCGTGACGGACCATCCGAAGGCGTATGCCGAATCTGAGGGCGGCCGGACCTCCGCCATCTGAACGCGACACGCCGCACTTGACGACCAACGACAAGTGCGGTATATTAGAAACATCAACCAAAGGAGTGATTGAAATGAGTGATTATATTGGAACCTTCGAAATGCAGCCGCTGTACGACTCCCATCGGTCGTTCTACGGAAAGGCGCTTGTCGAACGCTGGGACACCGAATACGGCATGCAGTACGTTCTCAAGTCGTATGGCACGGTCGTCGCCGTCGTCACGCCGCTGGGCGAGACGGGCGAGGACGCCGTGGCCTGCCGCGTCGAAATCGGCATGAGGCACCTGAGCGCCACCACGTTGAGGCACGTCAAGGAGTTCTTGGCGCAGGAGGACGACGTTTTCAAAGGCGTCACGCTGTCGTGGCTACGCAAGGCCATCAAGGACGGCAACCCGATTGAGGGCGCTGGGTCGGCATGGCGCAAGGTATACACCCTTAGTGAACTGTAAGGCGACACGCCGACATTGACAACAATATACAGAGTAGTATACTAAAGCATCAACCAAGGAGGATGGAATGGACAAGCGGACCTTCACCGACGACATGAAGGCATGCGGATACGAGCCAAGGTTCGGCCGCAACGGCGACATCACCGCGACCAAGGGCGACGACACCGTCCGCTTGGTGCCGCTCGCCGACCACGGCGCGTACATCGGCACGCCAAGCCCGAACGCCATGACCGGCAAGGACGCGACGGACACGGAGACGCCGCCGCCAACCAACCCCCTGACCGCCTGACCAACCAGCCCCAGCGGCACACGTGCGGGTCCGAGTCCCGCAGGGGCACGAAGACACATCAACCACGAAAGGAGGCAGTGATGACGATGACCACCCGAACCGCGATCACGGGCGACGACGCCCGATGAATCCTCCGGCGTGTCGCAAGGCACGCCTTGATATAATAAATAACGAAACCAAAGAAATGAGGTAAAACGATGGAACACTCGGAATACTTTCGCGATAGGGTGAAGACCTTCCTCACCTACCTGCCCGAAAGGACGCTCAACGCCGGAATCGACACGGTGACAACCATAATCGTATACGCCATGGCATACCCCTGTACACCACAAGACCACCAGCACGCACTCGCCTCATGGATGCAAGGACGCCACGACATATGGCAAGACCGCATCGACGAATACAAGGCGAACCCGACGAACGAAGGCCTTGCGACCATAGCCGAACACGCAATCAGGGAACACACGCCCCACACCCAAAACGACTTCGACGACCTCGTTGAATACATGTACCGGTTCGCCATAAACAAGACGCTCATCGAAAACGAACTCGAAAAAAGGAGGAACGACAATGACGAACGATAAACGCCACGACGTTCTCAACAGAATCACCGAAGTGCAACAGTCCGTGGAAGCCGTCAAACGCACGACCGAAGGATACGGATACAAGTACGCCACACTGGACGACGTATGGCAGCTCGTCAAAAACAGCATGGCCGAACACGGCCTAGGCTGGACAGCGGTATGCACGAGCGAAATAGTCGGCGCGCAAACGGACATGCCCACCATCTACAACACGCTCACCGTGGCCGTCTACGAGACAACACACGAAAACGAAAACCTCTTGGACATGGTGAAACACGGTGAAGCGGTGAGCAGCAGCTACACATATCCGGCAGCCGCAGCACAACAAGTCGGAAGCTTCGAAACCTACTATCGACGCTACGCCCTAACCCATCTGCTCGGCCTCACAACCGTGATGGACGACGACGGCAAAACAGCCAACCCACTCCCCCGACCTACACTCACAGAAGAATTCAACTGAAAGGAACAACAATGGCAAACAACATGCTCGAAATCGAAGCGGTCGGCGAAATCCGATTCACCCACATCAAAGACAAGTATCAGTCCGACTCAGCGAAACAGCACGGAATCGAACCAAACTACCAATTACAGTTCGCCTTCCCCAAGAACGGCGACGTGCACAAGGAACTCGTCGCAGCGGCGAAACAGCTGGGCGTGCACGCCAACGGCGACAACCTCCGCTACAAGGACGGTGATTTAATCACCCTAAAGGACGGAACCCAGCCGCAGCACGGCAAATGGCTCGTCAACCTGACCTCCAAGTGGAAGCCAAGCATCGTCGACCAAAACGCCAACGACGTGGAACTGGCCGAAGAACCGGGCGACGGCACGCTCGCCAACGTGGCGTTCAAAATCGGCAACACCAAGGATGGACGTCTCACATACTTCCTGACCGGCGTGCAACTGCTGCGAGTCGAAAAAAACAACACCCCCACCCCCCACAAGTTCGGCGTCTACCATCAACTGACCGTGGACGACGAAAGCATCGAAGAACCAGACCCGGAATTCTAAACACCCATGAACACGCCAATCAATTACAGTGATGACGAACTGATTGACGAGCTCACCACCTGCCTGAACATCGACCAAGCCGCGCGCGCTCTCAACGTGTCGCGCGGCTGGCTGTTCCCCCGAGCGAAACGGTTGGAACGTGAAGGCAGAATCATACCAAAGTCAATCATGCCCGCATATTTCAAACCGAAGGAAAACAAATGAAGGAATTCCTAGACACCCCCCCCGCCAACAGCCGGGCAGACACCGCATTCAATGCGATGCTTAAACGCAATCTAGGCCGATGGACCGAATACCGTTCATACAAGAAACGCACCACCGCGAACGCCATCGCCTACCATATCCGCAAACACATCACCTCATGGACCGAGCCGACCGTCGACTACGCGGCGGTCTCACGCCGAAAACCTGACGGCACATACGCGGTATGGGTCAGCGCCGTACGCATCAAGGAGAACGCCAATGCCGAAACTGCATAACCACAAGCCGGAACCATTGGAATCAGCCATCCAGAACCGTCTCATCAAAATCTTGGAACAGCAAGGATGGTACGTGCAGAAAACCGAAGGACGCTCACGCAACGGGTTTCCCGACGTGACCGCCGTCGACACGCTCGGCAACGTATGGTTCATCGAACTGAAACGCACGGTAGGCAAGCCAAGCCCCCACCAATGCCGCGAACTCAAAATGCTCGCAGAGCACAACGCGAACGTCATGCTCCTATACGGCAAGAAAGCCGTGGACACCCTGCTGCTCTACCAGAACTGGGTTGACCTGACGAACATGTACCACGACATCCTCATCATCGATTCGGAAGGGAAAATGAAATGGACGAAAGAAATCTGACATACAAGGTCTTCAAAGACCGTGAAACATGGCTCAAAGCCCGCAAGGAAACGATAGGCGCGTCCAGTCTCGCGCATTTCATCGCCACCGGACAACTGCCATCACCCCCCCCAGCCATTCCGGCCGTACAGTCGGCATTAATGTTCGGCAGCGTCTGGGAGCCAATGCTCGTCAAACTGTACGCGGAACACCTAGAGCTCGCCATCGTCGCCAAGAACACGCCCGTCGAACAATTGGAGAACGGACAGCTCGCATGGTATGACAACAGCTTCTACACCGACGGACGCCTGCACGTCTCCTTGGACGCCGCATACCGCGACCATGGAGGCCTCCTGCACACCGTCGAAGTGAAAACCGGAAGCAAACCATCCTATGCGTTCCTCAGCACGGGACAGCACAGCCAATACTCGGCGCAAGCGCAGATAGAAGCCTGCATGATGAACACCTGTCATGCGGAAATCATCTACGCGCAACGCCCCCCGTCATGGGAGACGCTGAGCGCCGACTCCATCACCAAGCGAATCAAGGAAACGTTCAACATCATAACCGTTTCCAACGTGATGAACGCGGACACGCTGGAAAAACATGCGGCGGAATACGAGCATGCGGCACATCCAACGGACGCGGACAATGACGGACGACAACTGTTGGCCGAACTGTTGGAGGCGAAAGACCGATACGAGACGCTGAAAGACAGGCTCGCCACATGGCTGAACGAGCACCCCGGCAAACGAGTGGCATGCGACGGGCATGTCGCACGACTGGCGGAAACCACGCGCACCACCACCGACTACAAGGCGTACTTCCAACAGCATCCGGCCGACCTGACCCCATTCCAGAAAACATCATCGACCACGCGACTCAGCGTGGTGAAGGAGCAGAACCATGAATGACAGCATCTTCGACTGGCTCGACGAAGGCGCCCGGGCCGAAATCGAAAAAATGCGCCAACCCAAGCCAATGCTCCCCGCCAAGAAAAAGAAGACCGTCACCCGCTACGCCAACATGACACCCAAGAAAGTGGAACATAAGCGGAAACTCAAAAAGAAGTGGATGAACGAAAACCATGAGAGAATGCTCGCCTATTGGGTGCTGTACCGACAGCAGCATCGTGAAGCATGCGCGGCCGCATGCCGCAAATGGCAGACGAAGTTCATGGAAGAGCATGGCGTCAGCTACACGACATGGCGCAGATGGAAACAGACGCCTGAAGGACGCGAACGCATAGCCGCATGGGAAGCCGAACACGGAAAGGAACCACAGTGAGGGCCTTCATCTTCGACGAGGCCGGAACAGGCAAAACCAAACGCAGCATGGACCTGCTGGATGACGCGGAACACATCCTCGTCATCTGCCCGGCAAGCGTCGTGAAGACCGCGTGGCTGCCGCAAATCAGCCAATGGTCGCACGGCAAGGCGTTGACCATCGACGACTACCGCAAGCATGGTTGGCCGGAAGACCGCCGTTTCCTCGTGGTGTCATACAATATGGCCGCCAAGCTTGGCGAAGTGCCGGACGGTTTCAGCCTCATCGTGGATGAAAGCCACATGGTAAAGAACCCTAGGAGCGGACGTTCCAAAGTCGTGAAAAACATCAGCGACCTTGCCAAGGACGTGCTGATGCTGACCGGCACGCCCGCCCCCAAGGATTTGGAAGACTTGTACGGGCAGACCGTGGTCATGTACCCGCACGCCAAAGACAGGATAGCCCTATTAGGCGATTCTTGGCGCACTCTAGGGGCTTTCAGACTGCGATACGGTAAACCATACACGATGAACGTGCAAGGGCGCACAGTGGTCAAATACACGTATTCCCAGCCCATGGTCAAGGAAGCGTGCCGACAACTGCAAAAGCTCGTACTGGACATCCGACGCGGCGGCAACCCGCTGCCGCAAACCGAATGGCTCCCCTCACCGAAAACCGAACAGGAGGAAACGGCGCTCGAACAGTGGACGAACACCCACCAGCTCGCCGAAGACGTGTACGCGGCAAGCGCGAGCGCCGCAGCCGTCAAACTCGCCCAGCTCGACGACGGTTTCGCCTATAAGATTGAAGACCGTGGCGAATCCTACTGGTTCGGCGTATCCAAAATCAAAACAGTATACGACGAAGCCAAGAGACGCAAAGACCCGACACCACTGCTCGTATGGACACGGTTCAAAGCAGTAAGAGACGAAATCTACCGCACTTGGAAGCCATGCACGGATGCGAAAACATTCCTCGCCATGACCAACCAAGAAAGGAAAAGATACCGGCTCATAGTCGCCAACCCGCAATCCATGGGCACCGGCGTGGACGGCCTACAGCACCTCATAAAAGACCAAATATGGCTCGACCTCCCATGGACATACGCCGACTGGGAGCAGGCCAACAGAAGACTGGTACGACGCGGCAGCCCCCATCAAGGACAACAACGCATCCTCGTACCGGACACGCCATGGAACCGCAAGGTCATGGACGTGATAGAAGGAAGGAAAACCCTCGATGACATCATCAAAACCGAACAACAATTGGGATGACGTGATGGAAAGCGTCAACAAGGCGATTCCCGCCGACCATCACGGGTCGAAAACACCAAGCGACACCCCCCTCGACCCGCCGGCCGCGGGAAACGCAATCATCTACGCGCGCATCGCAGACAACCTCATCCACGTGAACAACATGCTCACCGGGGAGAAAGCCGAAGAATACGGCAATCCACGCACCATGTTCCAGAACATTTCCAAACGATGGTTCGACTGCGACAATGCGGAAGTGGAAGTCGCAATCATGATGGCCGAACTGAAAATCGAACGCATCAAACACGACCGCGCCAAGGAAGACTCGTATCTGGACGCCATCGCCTATCTTGTGATGGCATTGGCGTTCATGCAGGAAGGAAAACAAAATGCTTAACGACAACCGCAATGTGACACGATTGAAAGTGGGCCGTGAGGAATGGCGGAAGATAGAATCCGGGGAGACAAGCTTCACGCTTCGCGGGGACAGGTCGCCATACGGGACGGTGGCCTTCGTACTCACTGACGCCTTCACCGGAACGCACCTAGACAACGCCATCATCCTCAAGGAAACCCCGTTCGGCGGTCTGGACGCCAGCCCTTGGACATGGAGCATGTTTGCCAAACCCACCGGCATGCCCGAACAGGAACCCAAAGAACGGTTCCCGTTCGAGGCGAAAGCGGAAGACCCGTCCAAATACATAATGTACCTGTACGAAATCAAACCGATAAGCGACAAAGAGCTGTTGCAGCGTCTTTGCAATGAGTAAAGAGAAAAAATGCTGAACGACATCACCATCGAACGGTTCGTGGAATATCGAGACCTCATCCTGCCGTACACGTCAGAACAGTTGAACCCAAACTCGTATGACGTGACCTTGCAGGACACCATTCTTGTCTTCGCCATGGATGCGGAAGACGGTTACGCTGACGGCGGAGACCACACACTGCACGGCGTCCACACCCAGTCCGTCAAAATCGACGGACACTACATGCTCCAACCCGGACAGTTCGTCCTAGGCGCCACCGTGGAGAAAATCAGCCTCCCCAACAACATGATGGCACGATTCGACGGGAAAAGCAGCCTCGGCCGACTCGGACTCTGCACGCACGTGACCGCAGGCTTCATCGACGCCGGATTCATCGGAACCATCACCGTCGAACTGAAAAACGAAAACAGTTTCCCCATCATGCTGAAACCCGGCATGCGAATCGGCCAAGTCTCGTTCGAATACCTGAACGCAGCGGCGATGAGACCGTACGGCATGGTCGGCCACTATCAGCATCAGAACGCCCCGCAGCCAGCGGTAGAAGTGTGACATGAAATCACCACGACAGTGCCCCGACTGCGGTCGAGGCATGACATTAACGGACAAAAAAAGACAGAAAAGATTGGAGTACACCGATGAGTGTTATTAGAGAATTATCAGCCCTCGGCCTGACGCGATGCAAGCATTGCTTCGAAAAACTCACCACGAAAGAAAAGTACCTGTTCGACGGATACTGTACGAAATGCTGGAGGTTGCGCGGCCGCGATTAAACGACCATTCGCATGATACGAACCGACTTCCTGAACCTCCGAATTACGGAGGTTTGGAAAGTCAGCGTCACCTCCGTGAAACTCTTGATGACGACGAGATGAATACCCTCCGTAATTCGGAGGGTTTGAAATCAGCCGGGGGCGTACGCCTCTCATCATCATGGCACGCGTCCAACGCGTACCCCAGTGGAAACCAAAACAACAATCAAATGAAAACAAATGAGCAACGAAATCCAGCAATTCGATTTCAAAGGCACTGCACTGCGCACTCTGACCGACGAGGCGGGCGAGCCTTGGTTCGTAGCCAAGGACGTGTGCGACATCCTCGGGCTTGAGAACAGCCGCAAGGCAACTGCCGAACTCGACTCAGACGAAAAGAATACCGTAACTATTAGTGACGGTATTCCCGGAAACCCAAACAAGACTATCATCAGCGAGCCGGGCCTGTACAAGCTCATCATGCGCTCGCGGAAACCGGAAGCGAAGGAGTTCCAGCGTTGGGTGACGCACGAGGTACTTCCAAGCATCCGCAAGCATGGCGCATACATGACCCAGCAGACGTTAGACAAAGCACTAACCAGCCCAGACTTCCTCATCCAACTCGCCACCAAACTGAAGGAAGAGCAGGAGAAAGTCAAGGAACTGGAACCGAAAGCACGATTCGCGGACGCCGTGGCCGCATCAGACGGCACATGCCTCATCGGAGAACTCGCAAAAATGCTGCGCCAGAACGGACTGGACATCGGCCAGAACAGACTGTTCGCACAACTCCGCGAAGACGGATACTTAGGTAAGACCGGTTCCAACCGCAACGTGCCGACCCAGAGGGCCATGGACTTGGGACTGTTCCGAATCAAGGAAACCGCCATCACCCACTCGGACGGCCACGTGACCATCAACCGCACCGCAAAATGTACCGGCAAAGGCCAGACATACTTCATCAACCGCTACTGCCCGAAAACCCCGAACGACTAAGGAGTGAGGTTCTGATATGGAAACCCTGAAACTCATCATCTGCACCACCATCCTGCTTGGGTTCGTAGCGGCCATCATGTGGGTAAGCAACGCGTGGGACACGCGCGTCTTCATCGCATACGTGACTGAGGCCATCGTGGTCGACGTGATATGCGTACTGTCGGATGATTAAAAGAGAAAGCCCCCGCATGAGTCTTGCGGGGGCTGGGGAGAAACCAAAGGAGGACCGTTGGAACAACTTCCAACAGCCTTTATTATATCAGACTAACAGCACATCGTCAAATACCATTCGCTGCCGGACTCAGTGCCGATTGCGATATACCGCAACTGGCCGGAAGAAGCGCCGACATAACGACCCCACAGGAAGCCGTCAGCATAAGCGCCCCAACCATCCAACACGACCTTGCCGCCGCGATTGTAACAGGCTACGACCTGCCCGTTCAACGACGGTTCGGTACGCACGTTCAACGCATCCACCGCCACCTCATACGTGGTGGCGACCACAGTCGGAGACGGAGAAACCACCGGAGCCGGAGCCGGGTTCACAGGAGTGTTCGCACCCACACCGGCATACTTGTCCCAAGCGGCCCTATCTCCAGCGAAATAGTTCAAATCAAGAGAACCGGCATAACCGCCAATATGACCGTTCGAAGTGTATTGGCGCATCGGATACGCCACATACGACCAAATCGAACCGGCGTCCTGCCAGCCGACCGCATCCATGGACGCATAGCACGCCTCCCAAATACCGCAATCGTACTTGGCGCAAATATCCTTGATGAACGGGATTTCGGAACGCGAAGCATACACGAGCGGCTTCACTCCGGTCAGTCGAATGTACTGACGGAGGAATTCGTCAAGATAGGTTCGATTGCCCCAAGCGGCGTTATCATCCGCCTCCCAATCAACGGCTGGCACGAACTTCTTCAGATACCCCTCGGTGTGTTCGGCGAAGAAACACGCTTCCGCCGAAGCGCCCACGCCACGGATATAATGCATGTATCCGACCGCCATGCCACGGGCTGCTGCTGCCTGAATCTTCGCATCCGCGCCAATCCACACGGAATTCACAAGACCATAGTCGTTCGAACATTCGCCAGCACCCCAAGTGCACTGGACCACCACGCCATCAGCGTCAATCTTGGAAACGTCAACGTAAGACTTCCAATTGCTGATGTCAACAATCCTCATTATTCTGAAACCTCCATTTCATTGCTTGCAATATGCTTGCCGCGCACCTTCGCCCTGTCGGACATTGCGAAGGACGCCGGGCTGATTGAATCGGTCTTGCCGCTAGAAGCGACACTCGTCAGCACGCTTGCGATGGCCGCTACCAAGGCGATACCGCAAACGTTCAACCAATCCACTTCGAACAGGCCAACGCCACCGACCACACCAGCCGACAATGCCGCCTGACATGCGGTGCGAATCGCACGCTCCAACGTGTCAACCCAGAAATCCTTAGTGAACAACTTTCACTGCTCCTTACTGTTGGCGTTCGCCAACGGTTCTATTGTACTCCTCAACGCGTCGGGAAGCCTTGGCTTAGGATACTGTTTCAGAAACTCCGGGTCGAGAACCTTGCAGAGTTCGTTCAGCCAATGGCCGACGGCCCGGATATAGGAGGTTTTCAAATCGTCATGATAGCGGAGCTCGTCGCGTTCCTGAATGAACTCGGCAAGTTTCTCGTCCTGCCGGTCGATTTCCCGCTGCATGTTCAATTGGGCTTCCGAAAGCCGCCTGTAGGCTTCGCTCAGGTCGCCGCGTCTGTTTTGCACCCAAGTGACCGCTGCGACCACGATGGCGCAGAATCCGGTCACTAGGGATACGATGATGTCAGCGCTCATTCGGCTAGGCTCTCCACTCCCTGCACTGCCATCCTCCGGTTACGCCGGAGTATACAGAATTCGTGTTGCCCAGCATGATGATTTTTCCGTCCGGTTGGATGAAATTGCACCAGTTTGCGTTCGTGGCGCCCACGACACCATAAGCAGCGTTGGTAACAGCCCCATACGGTCGCCATCCGACTGGTATGGTTTCGCGCGCAGCGGTATGATTCTCTTGGTTTGAGCCAGTGTATTTCATACTACCGCTAACGATGACCGTATCCCAGTCCCGCGAAAGCCACCACTTATCGGCGGTGTATGGCGGTTTCACATTAATAGCATCCCGTGTTTTGGCCCACTTGCCGCTTGGAGTCCTAAGATAATCGCAATCGTCGGCCACATTATGCAGCAGCGTACCTTCAGGAACCATGGTCATGGCGTCGCGCTGAGCTGAAGTCTGCACCCGCAGCATGCCACCCTTCATCGCGGCGCCGATATACGTCTGCGTGATGACCACGCCCGTCGCCGCAGTGTTCGACACGCCAGCCGGAAGCAGCACTTGAGCCAAAGCCAAAGCGCCAGCCGGAACACTGGGCGCCACAGGCGTAGCAGAGGCCACACCCTTCACCACGCCGAACTCCGGAACATCCGAACTGTCGGACATCGGCGAGCGCTTCTCGTTCTGCTTCACATACACCACGTCGATGCGAGAATTCGCGGACGGAGCCGCAGCCAACGGCACTTTCGCGTTTCCATCGTTCTGGATAAGCAGCGCGCCATACCTGTTCAATACCGCATTGAACGGATGCACCGTCACGCTCATGGAATCACTGTTGCCTGTCACGAGATTGTCTTGCGAACGGTCGAGAATGCCCGCAATCGGCGTCATTGTGGTCTTATCGCAGACGAACAAGCCGCTCATGTCACGGCGCGCATCCAAGAACGACGCCTTGCCGGACACCGCGAACAGACTATTCCTCAACGTCATTATCAATCTTTCCTTCCAACGCTTTCAGACGTTCCTCAAGCCGGTCGATGCGGTCATGGGCAAGATGGGCCTCATGTATCGCCCACACGCCCAACATCGGATAATTGATGCCGCACGGCTCGTAATCATCATTATACTCGACGAACAGACCCAAACCATTATCGTCCAAATCTTCGGCAATCATGCCCAAATGCAAGTTCGCACTGTCGCCGTTCAGATTCACGTCGTCGATGTAACGGTAGAGGGTCCAATCCACGGCACGCATCTGCTCCAACGTAATATCCGGCGTCACGAAGTCCTGCTTCACCTTGCGGCTTGACTGCGCTGTACCCATCGTGCCGTCCGACAACACCCACGCCGCACGCCACGAACCCGAGGAAAACACGTTGTTATAGGCGTTTGTCGTATTCGTGCCGCCACGGCCCGGAGGCAACACACCCCAATTCCACGCATTGCATTTCGCATCGATGGTCGCACGGTCATACGAGTGCCTGTTGATGGATGCGGACACCGTTTGGTCGATGTTCGCACTGATATCCAACACCTTCTGAATCGCCTGAGTCAACTGCGAGCCGGACGGTTTTTCCAGTTCGCGCAACCGGCGACCATACTCATTCAACGTGGATACGAGCTTGTTGGTCGCTTGGGCTGGATTCTTCACGTCGAGAGTATTCGTATCCTCTGCGGCCAAGGTGGCGCCGTCAGCGGACTCGCCCTGATGCACTACGATTTCCATTATTCCACCGTCACTTTCACACCGTCGAACACGTCACCGAGCATGAACGTAATCCAATTCGAACTCTCATCGGCCTTGATACCGGTGATGCGCCGCGTATGCGCACCATCCACATAATACCAGTCACCCTTCGTCGTGAACCGAATGTAATCGCCAACCGTATAATTGGCGAGAGTCTGATTCACCGAATGCAGGTATCCGCGATGCACTTTCGCCTCAGTGGACGACACCGGCTGCCAGTAGACGGCTGCGGCCTCGTTCGCATACGCCTGCAACGTGTCCCGCAGTTTCACGGTCGAATGACTGGAATCCACACTCTCCCAAATCGGCGCGCCAGCCTTCTCCAAAATGTCCGTATAGGCTGATACGACAAGCGTCTTATCGTCCGATTTACCGGACGTGAACCATTGCAATGAGGCTAGCGTGTCTCCATCATCCGTCGCGGACAATGATGCGATACCCGGCTGCATGGCGGAAGCGCTGAAATAATGGGTTTCGCCACCGAGCAGCGGATGGCCGGTCTTCATATGCCATTCATATCCCAACCCGTCGGCAGTGCGCGTCGGGAAGAATCCGATATCGCAACCGTTCTGATAGTTCGTGATGTTCGTCAGCACTTCGCCGACGTAACTCAAATCAACCGCCTGATAGTTCGCTTCGGACTTGCCTACCTCCGCAGCCTCCAACACGACCGGTATGTTGCTGTGGGGCCAGCTCATCGCCTGTTCGACGAGATTGCGTGCGACCGTGTTCCATGTGACGTTCCTGTACGACGTGTCGTATTGAGGGTCGGGCGAACCGTCCGACTTGACGAGGCTCTTGCCCATCGCTTTCGCAGGAAGAATCGTCCTATGGTCGAAATACGTCCACATGCCTGACGCCACCAAGGTGAGGATACCCGTGTCGGCGTCATAGTCCCGACGCATGAGCACTCCGCCGACCGTCAGCCCGTCATCTTCGGCGACCATTACGGTCTTGCCGATGGCAGCGGTGTTCCTCAAATCCAACAGTCGCGCATCGTTCGCGATATACTGGATGCGCGTATCATCGGACGAAGCGTAGACGGGCACTTTGACGGTGAGTGAATCCGTGTCGTTCAGTCGCATCTCCCATTCCGCCGACGTGTGCGGCAACGGGATGATGCGGCGTCCGGTCAGCAGGTCCGCGAGATAGATTTTCATCGCCAAGCCTCCTTCCATTCGACCGTCATCGACGGTATGCCGGACTGCACACCCAACGGCGTGAACTGTATCGTCGCATCACCCGAAGGACGGAACCAGTTCTCTTCGGTGAGGAATATGCTCAAATCAGACTGGTTCTGGAACAACACGCGCTCATTGTCGAAGTCGAACACCATCGTTTCGTCCGGGTTGATTTGACGGTGGAATTCGACCGCTTCGCCTGTCTCTACACAGTGGATGCGCACACCTTCGGACAGTCCGCCTCTGATTTTCACGACAAGATGAGTCGGCGCGAAACCGCTTCCGGTGATGGCGACACGTCCCGGATTGCCGACCTCACCTTCCATCAACGGGTCGGTCAACGGGTCGAGAATACCTTCGCCGTCCGTCGGCACGCCGACCGTCTGCGAAAGCAACGGCCCATACAGGTAAGGGGATGGTGCGAGCAGTCCAATCTGGAACGCGGCCTTACCACGATACCTGTATTCATCCACAGTCAGCGACCTGAGTTCCGCATCGCACGACAATGCTTCACCAGCACCCTTCCGCACGGTGACAGGCACCAGACGCCCGGCCATGCCTCGGAGACGGCGCATCATCACATCCGTGGCTTCGACCGTGCCGGTCGAATAGTATCCATTGACGGTGATGGTGCGCCCATCATAATATGTAGTGCCGGGAACGGCGTTGCCGTCGGCCCTCGCCCAAGCATCCTGCTCGGTCTTGGCTGACGGCAAATCGTCGAAACCGCTCATAGACACCAGCGTGAACTCGTGTCCAGCATCGCCGTAAAGCGTGATGTCACCAACAGTGACGGTTATCGTGCTCAAGGTCTGACACTTCCAATCATCTCATTGTTCAAAGCGTATCCGAATCGGCGGGCAACGAGTTCCACGTCGCTCAACGGGCTGGCGACCACATTGTCGATGTGAACGCCGCCGGTGGGCTGTTCCGCCGACACCATTCCAGTATAGTCTTTAAGCCGTGGAGACGACACCATGCCAAGATTGGTCGCATCAATCCTGTCGAAATCCAAGGAGCCGAGCACGTCATCGACCTGACCTCGCACGAACGAGCCTTGGGCGCCAATAGACTTGCCGAAGTCTCGCATAAGATGCTCGCCCGACACGCTCGTGTAGCCTGAACCGGAGAACGGGCCGACCTTAGCAGGCGAGAACGGGAAGAAGTCTCGCACCTTCTGCAACGCGCCACTGACCGCGTTTTTCACACCTTCGACCGCGTTAAGGATACCCTGCTTGAAACCATTCATCAACGCGGCGCCGGAATTAATTAGCCACGAGCCAGCCCCGGCGAACAGGCTGATGATTTGGCTTGGAATGTTCCTGACAAAGCCGAGAATCTGACCTGCCAATCCGGCGAACGGTCGGGCGATGTTCCCGATGATTCCGGGAATCGCGCCCACGACGGCCATGAAAATGCTCGGGAAGTTCGAGGCGATGTTGGACACCACGCTGATGAAGGCGTTCAACAGCGTGGGCAGACCGTTGACGATACCGGTCGCCAATCCGCCGATGATTGCTGGCAGCTGGTTGATGATGGCGACGGCGATGCCCGGCAATGCGGAAGCAAGCGACGTTATCACGCCCGTAAGGGCGGACATCAACGCTGGAATCAGCGTCGGCAACGCGGAGGCGATGCTTTGTCCGATGGAGGGGAGCGCGGCCACAATGGTGGCGCCCAACGTTTGAAGGCCGGAAGCCAAGGATGTGCCGAATTCGCTGATGAACCCTGCAATGGCCGCGCTATTGGAGCCGATGGCGTTGAACGCAGCCTGAATACCAGCCACCAGTGACTGGCCGAGCGATGTCATAAGCGACGGAATCTGCCCGGCGAGCGTGCCAAACAGCATTCCGAATGCTGCCAGCATGGGCTGGCCATACGTGGCGATGAGGCCGGGCAGCTGGGCGAACATGTCGGAGAACGCTTGCGTGATTTGCGGCAGCATCGTCATCAACGCGGGCGCGAGCGTCTGACCAACGCTCATAAGCGCGTTGGTGATTCCCGGCAACGCGGCCGTAACGCTCGCCACCATCTGCGGAAGGGCGGCGGCGAACGCGCTCGCCATGGCGGGCAGCTTCGTCTGGACGCCGACAAGCGCACTATCGAGGCTCTTCTGCCATTCATCGAACTTACCTGACATCTGGGACGGGTCAAGCTTGAACAACGTCTGGAACCCGGCCGTCAGACCGGTGAATATCGCGCCTGTCACACCCAGTCGGGATGCGATGTTGCCAATCCCGCTGATTGCCGTGCCGACGCCTCTCAAAGCCGTGCCGAAGCCCTTCAACGCGCCAGAAGACACCTTCAACGCTGCGGAGCCGATAGTGGCGAACGCGGTCTTGCCAGCGGATGCCAGCGGGCCGAACCGTCCGATAAGACGAGACACGGCGCCGCCGACCGTAGCGGACAATCCGGTGCCAAGAGTCTTCGCGGCGGAAGTCAACGGGGCGAACGGATTCTGGCCTTTGAACGAGCCGAAAACCTTTTCGGCAAGACCGTCGAACGGCTCGGACAATACGGATACCGCTTCGGAACCGAACGATTTGAGCACGCCCTTGACAGTGGAAAGCCCATTGCCGACCAAAGACCCAAACTTCGACACGGTGTCGCGAATGCCGGTCTCGTCCAGCATCTCACTGAACGCCGTCTTGAATTCGGACGCCTTGCCTCGCACGTTCTCGACCATGGAAAGCACGCCGGATTCGATGTCGGCGCGCATGACTTCCATCTTCGTTTTGACGGATTCGGCGGCGTTCGAGAAGACTTCGACGATAATCGTCTTGACCGGCGCCCACTGCTGCGCCGTGTTCGCCGCATAATTGGACAATCCGGTCTTCAGGTTGCCGAACGTCTGCATGATGCGGTCGGAAGCGGACACGGCGGACCCGATCAAGGGGAGGAACATGTCGGGAACGTTCAGGCCGGTCAGCTCCTTGAATTCGCGTCCGACCTGCACGAGCTTGTCACGGTAGATGTCGGCGCTCTGTCCGGCAGTATCCAACGAACGGTAGATGCCGGAGTCCACGACTATAGTGTCGGCGGCTTCGCGAATGTCTTTGAACGCTTGGATGAGGGACGGAGCTTTCTTCCGGGCGGCAGCATCCACTTCGGTGTTGAGGGTCTCGAACGCTTTGAGGAACGCTTCGGGAAGCGCTTCCGCGTCGGCGCCCATCGCGTTCAAGCCGGTCTGGAGCAGCTTCACATTGTCGGACGCCTGTCCCACGCCGTTACGCAGGTTCGTCGCGGCCTGCTGGATGAGGTCGAAGCCTTCCGCGCCCTTCTCGCCGAAGCTGAACGCATAGGACTGCAAGTCTTCGAACGCGACATTGAACTTGCCTAGCGCGTTCTGCGCCTTCGTTGATTCGGACAACGTTTTCGCCATCGCGTCGGCCATGGATGCGAGCTTGTCTGTGACTGCGGACGATGCGGACACCGCTTTCCCGAACATGTTGGTGAACTCTGAACCAAGCTTGATGAGCGTGGTCTTCACTCCGACAAGCGCGTTGCCGATGAGCGGGATGCGGGATGCGAACCGGTCGTTCGTAGCGACCAAGAGGGAGAACGCGGCAGTGCCGACGACTCCCACCGTGTTCAGCATGTCGGCTACGGAGGATAGGAGGTTGGCGTTCTGCGAGTTCAGGCTGATGAGATTCGTCAACGGTGCGAGGAACCGTTCGACCTGCTGCGCGTCGAACGCCTTGTTGACGGCTGGAGCAAGCTGGTTGAAGAACGTGGAAGCCAACGTCGAGACAGCGTTCGACAATGGCACGAACCCTGCCAGCATTTCACCGAACGTGTCCGCCATGCCCGAATTGGAGATGGCGGTCAACGTCTTGCCGAGATTAGCGGACAATGCGGTGGCGGCTTCCGCCGACCTTGCACCAATCGTGTTCTTGATGCTGTTCCACGCGCGGTCTGCCGTGACAGGCAGGGAGGCGAACTGCTGTTCGATGGCGTCCGCGTTCTCCAACACAGTATCGTAGAGGGCTTGGCCGCTGATTTTGCCTTCCTTGCCCAACTGCTTCAGGTCGCCTACGGCCACGTTGAGATGCTTGGCGAGCATTCGTGCGATTTGCGGCGAGTTCTCCATGATGGAATTCAACTCGTCGCCGTTGACGACGCCCTTGCCCAAGGCTTGGGTAATCTGCCGCATGGCACTGGACGCTTCCTGCGTGGATGCGCCCGTGCTAATCATGTTCATGTCGAGCAGTTTGGTGAATTTCGCGGCGTCACCGTAATTGGATACGACTTCCGGTGCGAGCGTGCGCAGACGTGCGGCGGACTGGATGAAATCGTCGGTGGCGACACCGACCTTGTTCGCATACTCCAACGACGTTTCGAGCGAGCTTTTATAATCCCCGGCGTCGCCCACCGCGTTTTTCAGCATGGCGGTGGTCTGACCCCACTGGTTGCCCATTTCGATGATGTTGGACGTGACGTTCTTGACGGCCGTGCCGACCGATGCGACCGCTGCGATGGCGGCTGCGGCGTTCAGATACTTGTTGAGGTCGAGGGTTGCGAAGCCGCTGCCGAAAGCGTCGGCCGAACGGCGGCCACTGGAACCGAAGGAGGCGGACACGCTGTTGAGCGCGCCCTTCACACCGCCTTGCAGGTTGAGACTCTTGTTGAACGAGCCGGAGAACAGTCTGGACATGCCCAAACCCTGCGAAGAGAAGAGTCGGCTCGTACCGGACGCCAGCTTGGGTTGGACGGCGGGGGTGAGCACCGCACCCTTGCTTGCCTTGACAAGCGCGGAGTGTAAGCCTTCCAACGATGGGAGAACCTGAATCCATGCGGTTGCGATGCTGCCCTTTGCCATCTATTGTTCCTTTCGGTGAAGACCCAACGCTTTGTTGATGTCTTCGGTGTTCATCGAGTCGAGTTCGTAATCATCCTCCTTCTTGGTGTTCTTCCGGTTTTCCGGCAATACGCTTTTCGGTTTCCGTCCCTTGCCGGAGTAGGGGGCGAGTGTTGACTGTTGGATGATGTCGAGCAGTCGTGAGACTGCGCCGAACGTGCCTATGAGTTTCGCCCGCTCAAGTATGGTGTATTGTCGTGGACTGCCGTATTGGCTTGCGAAGTCAGCCAAGATTTGACTGTCCCACTTGTCCGGGTCTATCGCATAGGTCAGTCTTTCGACGGTGATTCCGTAATTGTCGGCAATTTTCCCGACAGGTATTCCCATGCGTCGATGATGTCGTCGTCAACCGCGTTCATAAGCTGCTCGTACTTGGCTTCGGTCAGAACGGCCTGCATGAGCTTGTCGATGAGCCACAGGGTTTCCATGCTGTCTTCCATGCCGTCGTTGTGGATGGCCTGCTGGAATTTGCGGTTGCGGAGGAGTTTCGCGTAGGCGTCGGCCCAGTCGTTCTTGAAGTCTTCGATGGTGATGGTGGGCTTGCGTTTTGCCATTGGGTTTCCTTTCGTTGTCTTTCTATATAAGGATACCCCACGCCATGGTCGGCGTGGGGTATGTTGGTCACGGACTGACGAGACTGAGCGATTGGAAGTATGCGCTATACTTCCAAGTACCACCGCTGGTGGTTTCGTTTGATAGCACGATCTGGCATTCCCTCGACACGTCGTCGGTGTCGAACGTCCTGCTGAACTGAGACCAACCATTCAGACTGTCTTCGCTTAACTCGAATAGCGTCTGCTGTTGTGGCGTCACGACCTTCATTGTGACAGTGTCTTCAACACCATTAGTAGAAGTGCGGATGTAGCCAGTGAGTCGCAGTGTTTGGTTAGGAGGTAAGGCGAACACGTCAGAAGTGCATGAGGCTGGGTGGTTTCCGCCGACAGTCAAAACGTCTTTACCTCCAAACGCCGTAGGGTCGCTCATGCATTCAGCCGGGGTCCATTTTCCTTCTTTGGCGCTGGCACTGGGAACCAGATTGTCGGTGAACTCTCCGAAATCATATGACGCGGACTTGTTTAGAGTGGTGGCATACCTGACCGCAGACCAAGTGTTATCGCCACCGCTTGTCGCGGAAACCGTGGACTTCAGAATCTTGATGTCAAGCTTGGTTCCCTTCGGAAGGGAAAGTTCGCCAACATAGACATCATCATCGCCCTTGACCATCTTCACGCCGGTATCGCGTGACCATGGTGAGGCCTGTCCCCGGTCTCCGCAAATCTACATCGCGCCGCCTTCAGCCACCGTATCGTCGGATACGGTGACTGTCAGCGTCTGATTCGGAGAGCTTACTCTTTTGGGATGGTGATGTACTGGGTCTGTGCGGGCTGGGTTGCGGTCGGATACGCGTTGATGGTGAACTCGAAGTTCACGAGAGCCGTATGCACGTGGGTGATGTCGCCGGTGATGAGGAACGTGGCGTCGGACATCACGTTGCGGCGCTTGCGGCCACCCTTCAGCATTTCATCGACGACGATGACGTGATGTTCAAGGTCGCCTGCCTGCTCCTTGACGGTGATGACGCCATCCTTGGATTCGGTGGGGTTGGTGACGGTCACGTTGGCGGAACCATAGGCGACCTTGAGCAGGTCTTCGTTCAGGGCTTCGATGCAGGTGCCGGTCCACTTCTTGGAGAAGGTCGGGTCGGCCTGTGCGACGGTATCGCCACCAGCGGCCACGATATCGTCGCCCGGTTCGAATGATGCTGGTTCGGTGAGGCCGTCTTCGGACAGGTAGCCGAGGCCGACGAACGCCGGGTCAAGTTCGGTGGTGGCGTCGGTGGGGGCTGCGGTGCCCAGTGGGGCGACCCAAATATAGCCGGACTTGTTGGCACTGGTGCCCGGCTTCGAGAATGTCACGTTTGCGGAAGACTGCTTTACGCCCATCTTATTTCCTTTCGTTGTTAGCGTTTAAACAGGGGATGGGCGGCGTCGCAGCCGCCCATGTGGTAGGTCACTTAGAGGGCGTGGGTGATGGCGTAGAACTTGTTGGTTCCGCCGATGAAGCCCCAGCCGATTGCGACTTCGGTGCGGAGCATCACCTTGTTGACAGCACCCAAGTCGCCTTCGGCGGAGTTGTCCGGGTTGCCGGAGTCGAACACTTCGATGCCGGACAGCGGGACGGCGCCCCAGACGAAACGGTTGGCGAAGTCGCCGATGACCGCATCGAGCGTCTTGTCGGTCAGCTGGCCGGAGCCGGTGGCTGCGGCAGTGTCGGACACGGTGTTGGAGGCTGCGAGGGTGACGCCGCCGAGGTTGACCATGTTGCCGATGAGCGGAACGTCGACCGCATACTGGGTTGGGGAGCCGCCGGTGGTGAGGCCGTCGCTGATTGCGGAAAGGTAGGCGGAGGTGGTGACGCCCTGTGCGGATGCGTCGCCCTGTGCGGCGACCTGTCGGACGGCCTGCTTGAATGCGGTGGCCGCTTCGGCTCCGGTGCCCGGCGTGTAGTCGATTTCTCCGGCATGTTCGAGCGCGTAGCCGTTGGTGCGGGCTACGGCGGACGAGGTCTTGGTGGCCGGGTTGATGCCGAAGATGGCGGCGAAGTCGAGGGCGCGGCTGATGGCGCGGTTCACGTAAGTTCGGTACTGATCGAGGATTCCGGCCTGATACGGCTGTGCGAGGATGCTCTGGAGCATGGTCTGCGGGGAGCCGGCGCGGAAGGTGGCGTCGGTCGGATTGTAGGCGCCGTCAACGCCGAACAGTTTGAGGAACTTCTTCGGGAAGCGATAGGAGATGTAGAAGGTGATGGGGTTGATGGTCACGACACCGTTGGTGGCGTCGTTGGAAGACTTCTTCTTTTCGGCTTCGGTTTCGCCGGTGGCGCCTTCGCCGAAGATGCCCATTTCACCGGAGAAGTCGATGGTCTGCATCTGCGTGCCGATGAGGTCGATTGGGGTGCTGTTTGAAATCTTTGCGAGCGCTCCGGCCGCTGGCTGTTCGGAAATCAGGTTGCGGTCAACGAAACCGGGCTTCAGTTCGATTGTCGCTAGAGACATGATTGCCTTTCGTGGTTGAGGTGTATGGTGTCGGCCTTCTGTATTGCGGCCCCGACTCGGCCTCTGCCACGATTGTTTCCGGCTGTGTGCGCCTCGACCCCACGGTTGCCTGTGGGTGTGCCCCTTGCATTGTTTGACGACTGTGCTGGGGCTTTCAAGTCGATGGGTTTTTGGGGAGACGGTTGGTCTGGCATGGCGGACGAAACCGCGTATTGTCTGACAAGCCGTCTCCAAGACATAGAATAACACCCCGTCTGACTTTCGTCAAGCGGGGTGTTAATCAACTATAACACAAGAGAGGAGCCACACATTACTGCGTAACGGTATTTATTCTACCACCTTCTCGTCGCGGTTCGTGTCCGGCGTGTCACCGGACTTGCTATGTGGTCGGACTTGGCGCGGTTGCACTGCATGTGGGCGGGCACGAGATTGTCCATCCTGTCGCTGCCGCCAGCCGCGCGAGGTATCACATGGTCAGCCGTAAAGGATAATGGATGCGCCGTGTTGCGGCCCCAGTAGAACGGCGCGCCGCAATAATAGCAGGGCGCTCCTGTCCGTTTGGTGCGTTCGCGGAGGATGGTGCGGTTGCGGTGGTAGAGTCCCGTATCCTTGCCCATCAGGCAATCACCTCCCTGACCTGACGTTCCTTCGGACGGTTGACGCCACGATACCATGCGGCGATGCTGACGCCCTTCAAGCCCGCCGTGGTTTCGGTCTTGCGAATCGGCGCGAACTTCCATTGGTCGTTCGAACCGGATTTGAGTTTCTGAGCGTTCTGCACTTCGGCGGTCAACTGGGGGTTGTTCGTATGCTTGAATCGGCCTTCGTTCAGCAGGTCGAGGAATCCCTGCTGGGATGCGAGGAATTCGGTGCCGGTCAATTGGATGACGTTCAGTCCGCGTGGCAGCATGTCCCTTATCGGATTGTTCAAGCCTCCGGCGTCCAAGATGAGCGTGGTTTTGCGTGGGCGCGTCTTCAATTCGTCTGCGACCCACTGCCATGATTCGGTGGTGGGTCGTTCGTCCACGATTTCGCCGATGATGTACGCCCACTTGTCGTAATGCTGCGAGCCGACCGTCACCTCTTCGGTGTTGGCGGCGACGGATAGGGCGAGCGTGCTTGTCGCCGGGTCGAAGGTGAGCGCGTAGACGAGCGTGTCGCGGTCATGTTGCAGGTCGGAGTAGGCGCTGTCCCACAAGTCCATCGGGATTGCCGGGGGGATGCTGTCCGCCCACCATAGGCCCAAGTCTTGGATGCGGAAGTCGATGAGGCCGTCCGCGCCGCCCTGTTTGGCTATCGCCACGTCGGTGAGGAACGCTTCGCGTGGAATCACGTCCGGGTAGAGAGGGTTGGTGAGCGCCCACAACTGTTCATCCTCGATGTCCGCCGTCTCGTCGTCGATACCGTAGCGCACCGCGTACGCCATGTCGTCGTCTTCCGCGTTGTCGAGGAACACGTTGAACGTGTCGCCGATGGACGAGGGGAGGAATGGGGTGCCAGTGTAGATTATCATCGCCATGCGGCGCGTCTTCAACGTCTTGCTAATCATCGCCTCGTATTCGGAGCGGAGTTCCTGCGCCTCGTCGAAGATGACCAAATCGAACGTGCCACCCATGCCTGCGGAAGCGCTCTTACGGGAACGGAATCGGACGAACGCGCCGTTCCTCAACTGTAGGCGCTCGCGGCCCATGGTGGTGCTGAAATGCGTGACTTCGGCTTTCAGTTCGGGGTTCGAGTCGATGGCGTCCTTCAGGTCTTCCATGATTTTGTTGGCGGCTATCTGTTCGTGCGCGGTGACGAGCACGTTTAGTCCGAGCACGAACAGGTAGTAGAGGATTGGGGCGGTGAGGATTTTGGTCTTGCCGTTCTGTCGCGGCATGTTCAACGCGACGCGCTTGTATTTCCAAGTGCCGTCCTTCTTGCGTTGGAAGGCGTTGTTGAGGAATTCGACCTGAAATGGGAGGATTGTGTTGCCGCGTCCCCAGTTCACGTATTCGGCGGCCATGATTGCCACGTCGGATGTGGGGCGCACGTTCGCCCTCCAGTTTGGGTTCTTTACCAGCATGTCATATCACCTGATACTTCTTGAGGATGTCTGCGTTGGCGCCCTTGCCATAGGCGTCGCCGATGGATGCGATGTCCTGCGCGGTCTGCGGGAACGTGAGTTCGTAATCCAATGCGATACCCAATGATTCGAATACGGCGTTCAAATCCTGTTTGATGACGTAGATGCGGCTGACGAAGCTTTCACGGTTCGACACCAACGATTGGGTGGTCGCTCCCAGCGTGTCGAGGACCTGCGCGTCCTGCGGGGGGAGTCCGGTTTCCATTTGGAAGCTCAGCACCGTGTTTTGCAGGAGGGTTTTGAGCTGCCCGTTATCCCATTGGCTGAGTCGTTTGACTTCGGGCCGGACGATGGTGTCGTGGTCGTCGTTGGCGTCGAATTTCGTCCAATCTGACGCACTTTTGCTCGGGTTGGTTTTGATTACCACGTCCGGGGAGGTGCCGACCACGACCGGTTCGGGCAGCATGAGGTGTTCGATGTTTTTGGAGATGAGGGCTTCGATGACCATGGCGCGCTGCGCCAGCAGTACGGCTTGGTCGGTGACGGGCGCGTGGCTGAGGGTGAGACATCGGAGGTTTTCGTTGATTTCGTTGGCGTTCTCGTCGTAGCAGCGTCCATCCAAGCCTACTGCGGTGACCTTTTCCAGTTGCAGGTCTTCGGAGGGGAGGTAGTCGGTGCTGAGCGGGTCGCCGTCCTGCATGAGGAAGTAGGAGTTGGCGCCGCCGACCGCTTTGGAGAGGATGCGGGTGAAGCTGCGTTTGCCGACCGCGCTGAAGTTGGTGACCCGGATGCGCATGGAGTATGCGTTTTTGACGAGTTCAATCCATGGGAATGAGATTGCCTGTTCGTCCACGATGGTGAGTGTCATGAGCGTTTCGCTTCCTTCGCTACGAGTTTCTGGAGGGTGGTTTTCGGTGCTTTGGTGGCGGTGGTCTTGCTTTTGTGCGAATCGACTTTCACCGCTTCGTCGAAGTTTTTGGTCATGGTCATGAGCAGTTGCATGAAGCTGACGTAGTTTCGTTGCGCGTTGGCGGCCATGCTCATGTTGTATTCGCGGTCATCGTCCGACGTTTCGGCTTTTTGGGCGTACTCTTCCATGTCCGAGTAGGCTTTGTCGATGAGTCTGTTGACTTGTTCCATGCGGCTTGAGAGGGCTTCTTCAGTTTTCCCTGCCATGGTTTCTCCTTAACTGTTTGGTCGTTTGTCGTTGTTGCTGTCGATACCATCGTATCATTTCGGTTTTCCTCGTGGTGCGTCGCGTCGTGGTTTCGTGGTGGCCGGTGGTGTTGACGGTTGGGGTTATTGGAGGCTGTTCCTTACGTAGATTTTGCAGTCGCATCCGGCGTGTCGCGCCCAGACGCCGTAATGGTTCGCGTCGTATGGATGCCATATTCCGCATAGTTCGAGGCACCATTGGCATGTTTTGCCCACTGATTCGCGTACGACTTCGGTTGTCGAGTCGATGGCGAACAGGTTGTTGGTCGCCTCCTGCATCGGCTGGATGGCGAGTTCCCGCTTGTATTTGGCGAGGAAGTCCCTGACTGTTTTTTCGGAATGCTGTTGGCTTGTGAGCCAGCCGATTTTCTTGCCGAAAGCGTCGGAGTCGAGGCGTTCTAGTCCCAATCCTGCGGCTTTTTCGGCGACCTGCTTCCAGATGTCTCCCAAGACCTGTCCGGCCAGACGATTGTCGCCGCTGGCTGCGGCCGCTTGGGCTTGCTTGACTTGTTCGTCGGTGATGATGTCTTTTGCGGCCGGTGAAAGTATTTCCATGAGGTCTTCGACCGACTCCTGTGTGCTCTTCAACTCAGATACTCCAGCTGGTAGTCGTAGACGGTGGATGTGCGCCCGTCTTTGGTGGGTTGGATGTCGGTGGTGTTGAGCAGTGGGGTGCCCATGATGTCCCACTGGCTTTGGTTGTACCAGTCGGTCAGGGCGTCGCCGATTTCGGCGCTGAGCGTGTTGTCGGTTTCGCCTGAGAGTTCGCGTGTCACCACGGTGATGGCGATGTCCAAGTGTCGGATATATGGGGTGATGTCGGACGCGTTTTGTCGTGTGACGATGATGAGCGGATACTGGCTGGTGTTCTTCACGGTCGGATACTTGTCGTATACGCGCATGTTGAGCCGTTGTGACAGTCCGTTGATGATGTCGTTGACGATTTCGTTGTCTTTGCTCACAGTCCGAGTCCTTTCAGCGTGTCGCCGGAATGGGGTGTCTTATGGTATTTGATTTCCGTTCCGGCGCGGCGTGTTCCGTTGAATGTGCTGAGCGTGCGATATGTGGTCATGGACGGCGGTTTGCCCCTGTATGAGTCCATTCGCAGCTGTGGCATGATTCGTGACGCGACGCGGCGGGACTCCTGTTGGAATCCGGCCGACTGCATCACGATGTTGGTTGCCGAGTTCGGTGCGGCGACCATGATTTTGGCGCCTTTGAGTCTTGCCATCAGTATTGCACCTGCTTCGCGTTGAAGCTCCATTTGAACGGGTTGAACATGACCCTGTTTTCGGGGTCGATGGGCGGTTTGATGGAGGTGACGTGGTAGGTGCTCCCATAGTATTCGAGTTCGCCGCCGTCGATTTCCGGTGGCGTGTTGGGCGTGGTGACGTGGATGGTGAGCGAGTTTGCTTCGGTCATGCTGTCGAAGGTGCTCGTGTCTTCGCTCGTGGTGTTCGCGGTCACGAGGCCTTTGATGGTGTGTTGGCCGTCACTGGTGGTGATGGTGATTTCGTGTGTTTTGAGTCCGTAGCGCATCAGAGTTGGAACCTTGCTATGGTGGCGCGTCCGACGCCTAGTTGTTTGAGTTGGTTGCTGGTGAAGAACACGTCGTCTGTGTTGCCTCGCCATTCGCCGGTGAAACTGTAGCCGCCCGCTGTTTGGGTGAAGGTTTTGAACGCGCTCAGGTCGGTGTCGCTGTCGGACATGGATTCTTTGCGGCTTACGTCCTGTGCGACGCTGACGCCGATGATGTCCGCGACCATTTGGCGGGTGAGCGGGTCTTCCGTAACCTGCTCGTCCAAGTCGTCGCCTTGGTTGCGGTACATCATGCGGAGCACGTTGGATGCGGCTCCGCGTTTGCGTGCTTCATAGTCCACGAGGTCGATTGGCACTTTGTGGCGCAGGTATATTTCGGTGTCTTCGACGGTGGCGAGCGGCTTCAGTTCGTCGGTCAATCTTTTTCCTTCCGGTCGTGCATCGAGAGCCCCAGCTGTATGATGCGTTCGGCAAAACGTTTTACCAGCTTGTCTTTCTCGTTTTCATCCAATTCCATGGGTGTCGTCACCGTTATGTCGTCGTCGATGATTGAGAGGGTCGCTGGGACGTTTTCGTCGCGCATCATCATGTTGAGGATTCGGATGTCACGCATGTGCGGCTCCCATCCAGTCGGGGGTTTTGGTGGCTGGTTCGACGGTCACGGGGGTGACGCGAGTGCGGCTGTTGATGCTTGCCGCGAGCTGTTTTTCGAATTCGTCGAGACGTGTTTCGTCTTCGGGCAGCAGGTCGGCGCTCAGCCCGTACTGTTCGGCGATGGTGTTGCGTTTCGCCTGCAACAGGCCGATGCTGATGCCTTTCTCGCGAGCCTCGTTGACGCGTTTCTCGGTTTCTTCGGCTAGCTTTCGGGCGTCTTCGGCTTCCTTCTGGGCTGCTTCGAGTTTTTCGCGTTCCTTGGCGAGCTTTCGGCTGATGATGGCGTCGAGTTGGGCTTGGGTGATTGTCGGCTCCTGCGTTGCGTTTCCATTCGAGCTTTCAGAGCCTCCCATTCCGGTACCGGTCGCATTCGGGTCTGTTCCTTCCACTAGTCGGATGTGGTTGTATCGTGTACGAAAGTTCATATCAGCCTTTCCAGTCTGAGCCTCATCGTGAGTTCCACGATGTCCGTAGCAGCATTATACGCCCTGCGTAGGTCTATTTTTGCTTTCAGTGTGTTCGGATTGTCGAAGTCTTCGGGAAGTTCTTTTAGGTGCCGTCCGAGTTCTTCTTGGATTACGCGGGCTTGTTTTTCAATCGTTTGGATTGGTGCAGTCAAGTGCTAAGTCTTTCTTGTAGGTTACGACGAGGCAGTCGTGTTCGAAGCCGCCTTCGTCGAAGGTTTGTACCGTCGTGTAGTGCACCGGCGTGTTCGCGTATTCGCAGTACCATGCGATTGCGAGCATGGCGGTCACTATGATGGCGATTGTTCCGTATGCGATGTCGGTGAGCTTGTCGCGCAT